CCTCGCCGCCCTCTGGGAGTTCTGCAAGGACTACAAGCCGACCGTCCGCATCGCCGGCGGCGACCACTTCGACTTCCGCGCCTTGCGCCGTGGCGTCGGCACCTCTGACGCCGAGTCCGGCGAATCCCTCAAGGCTGACCTCGAGGCTGGCATGGACTTCCTCAAGCGCTTCCGCCCGACCGTCTACCTCTGGGGCAACCACGAGCACCGCCTCGACAACCTGATCACGTCGTCAAGCTCCGCCCTGCATCGCGACTACTGCCAGGACATCAAGGACGCCATCAACCGCACGGCCCGCTCCGCCGGCGCCAAGGTCATCCTGCCCTATCACGCCGACCTCGGCGTTTATCGCCTGGGCAAGATGGCCTTCGTCCACGGCTACGCCCACGGCGAGAACGCAACCGTCAAACAGGGTCTCCACTACGCCGTCCACGGCGGCGGCCTAGTCCACGGTCACACCCATACCCTCGCCAGCATCGCCCTGACCCAACACGGCAGCGGGAACGCCTTCAGCGCCGGGTGCCTCTGCCAGAAGGAGGCCATGGGCTACGCCTCCCACCGCCTAGCCACCGCCCGCTGGGGCTCGGGCTTCGTGGCAGGATGGGTCGACGGCGACGATTGGAAGGCGTGGCTCGTCCACAAGGTCGGCAAGCGCTGGGTCTGGCAGACCGGCCTCCGTCACTTCACCCCACGCATCTAATGGCCCAGGGCAACAGCGTCCTCGCAAACCACCGCGTCAGGGACGACATCCTCGACGCCATCGTCTCGGAAATCCAGAAGCAAGCCGAGAAGGCTCCTCCGGGCTTCCACCCCATCGACTACTGGGAGAAGCGCTGGAAGTGCAAACGCTCCTGCGCCAAGCGCTACCTCGGCGAAGGCGTCAAGGCCGGCATCCTGGAGCGCATCGAGCTGCGCCGCTATACGGGCAAGTTCATCCGCCGGGCTCCTTACTACGGCCCAAAGCGCAAGGCCTTCAAAAAGCAAAGGTCTTGACGCAAGGCTAGGGGGCGGGCATGACCCCCTTCCCCCACATGGCTATCCCCTCTCACTCAGACGCCGAGCGGTTCCTCCTCGGCGCCGTCATCCGCGACAACCGCCCACTCCCCCCGACCCTCGCCCCCGAGGACTTTGGCGAACCTTGGCTGCAGGACGTCGCCTACGCCGTCAACGCCCTCAAGGTCGACGGCACCGATCTCGACGAACTTACCGTCCTCGACGCCCTGACCAAGGCCGGGTCGCCCGTGACCCGCGAGGCCGTCAACGGCCTGACCAACGACGTCGGCTTCTCCGCCTACAACGCCGCGTGGGCCGAACAGGTCGCAACCTCCGCAAGTTTGCGGAGAATAGCCGCCCTTAATCTACGCATCGCCAAGGCCGTCGCCGACCCTGGCACCGACCCCGCCGCCCTCGCCGCCTACGCCGAGCAGCAACTCAAGGCCCTCGCGGGCAAACCGAAGGAGGCCCCCGAGGACAAGACCACCGAGTACTTCGACCTCGACGCCATGCTCAACTTCGACCCAGCCGCCGACCCGACCGTGCTCATCGGCGCCGACCGTCGCTGGATTTGCCAAGGCTACCCGTTCCAGATCGTCGGCTTCTCGGGCACCGGCAAGTCATCCCTCGCCGTGCACCTCGCCGTGCATTGGGCCCTGGGCAAGTCCCCCTTCGGCCTGAAGCCCGTCAGAGCCCTCAAGGTGCTCGTCGTCCAAGGGGAGAACGACATCGGCGACGCGAGTGAGTCCCTGATGGGGGCGACCGAGAAGCTAATCGAACCCGAGAAGGCGCTGCTCCGCCAAAACCTCATCTTCGTCCGCCAGTCCACCAAGGTCGGTTTCGAGTTCGTGGCTTACCTTGGCGACATGATCCGAAAGCACGGCATCGACCTCGTCATCGTCGACCCGCTCCTCTCCTACGCGGGCTTCGACATCGCCGACCAAGCCGCCACCTCCGCCTTCCTCCGCGGCCCGGGCGGCGTCCACGAGATGCTTCAGCAGACCAAGGCGGCCCTGCTCTATATGCATCACACGACCAAGCCCAAGTCCGCCGACGACCTGGACACGATGACCCCCCAGCAACTTGCCTACCTAGGGGCCGGGTGCGCCGAGTGGGTAAACTTCGCCCGAGACTCGGGCTTCCTGTTCCGCACCGCCGCCACCGCCAACGGTCGCCCCGTCTACAAGTTCGGCTTCTCTAAGCGCCAGTTCCGGGCTGGGCTCGTTAACGCCCTAGGTCAACCCGCCTACTCCGGGCACGTCCTTCTCCAGCACGCCGAGGGCGGTCGAGTTCGCTGGGAGTACGCCGCGGCGACCGAGGACGCCCAGCCAGACCCTAATCCTAGCCCCGCCAAGGGGTCTGGGAGGCGTTTTGTCTGACAGGGGGCTACCACCCCCGCCACCCCACCCCCACCCCCGCCTTAAATCGCCTTCCCTTACCCTGTGACAATCCGACTGACACTCCGTCCCTCTCACTCCGTTCGAGAGGTAGGTTACTCCCCCTACGCTCCCTTGACGGTCGCTAGGGTCGCAACCTTGGCCCACCCCTAAACCCCCCAGCGCTAACCATGCCGAGCAGAAAACGCGCCCCACTAGGCCGACAGGCCGCCGTCCTCGCGAAACTCCAGATGACCCGATGGCGACAAAAGGCTTGGCGTGACCGACCCGAGCACATGGAGGCTATCCGCCAACGGGCGACCGCCAGGGCTAAGGCCAAGAGGGACGACCAGATCCGTATGCTCCGCGTCTACCTCGCCGACCTACCCGAGCGCATGACCGGCCCCGAGCTAGACGACCTGATCGTGACCGAGTACGCCGCCCAGCGCAAGGTGACCAGGGCTTCCTTCTTCCGACGCGTCAAGCGTCACGCCCTCCTCGCCTACGACGCGACCACCGGGCATTGGCAAAACCTTTGCAGGGTTGCACCGCCCGCAAATCCCTTGAACCTATGACCCGTGTCCCGGCATCAACTGAACGACCTCTCGGCCCCACGCGCCGACGCTCGCTCCTTCGACCGCTGGTTCTATTCCCTGCCAAAGCGGCAGCAGGAACAACTGAGGGATGCGAACGTGCTGCCTTACCGCGAGATGGTTCAGCCTCGCCATGTGTTCGAGGTCAACCCGAACCATCAATCCTGGGCGACAAAGCCCGAGGAGCCGCGTGTCGAGACCGAGGCCTTCATCTCCCGCGAGCACGTCGGCCTGATGCTCAAGTCATTCGTCGACGCGCTGGCCTACACCGACAACTTCCGCTTCCGTCGCCACGTCGAGCTGACACGCTGGGCGCTGGCCTTGCCCGGTTGTCTGTCGGCGCCGGTCATCGCCAAGATGTACGGCATCACGAAGCAAGCGCTGCACAAGCGGGCCGCCGCGATCCGCAACGCCTTGCCCGTCGGCGACGCCGCGAGGTTCAAACCGAGCAAGCGATGAGGGTTGCCTATCATTGCATTAGTAGAACCTACTAACCAAATGAGAGTACCTCCCGAAGAACGAAGCAAGGCTTTGGCCTATTACTACAAGCACATCGACCGCTTGCGCGCCGTTCAACGTCAGCGTGCCAAGGAGAGATACTATCGCGACAAGGCTGCTAAGCTCGCCAAGAACAAGGCGTACAGGGAGAACAACCCGGACAAGTGGAAAAGCATCAAGGCCGCATCGAACGGCAAATACTACAAGCGGCGTTTCTTCTTTATGCGTGCGATTGGAATAATCGCTCGAACGCAGGATACCATCAACCCCGACGCGTTAGCCTGGACGCTTGCTTGCCTATGGCACAAGCAACGCGGCCGATGTGCCTATACCGGCAAGCCCTTGGATAGGACGGCAAACGTAGACCACAAGACCCCTATCGCTAGAGGCGGAGACAACTCCGCCGAGAACCTACATTGGACAACCGCTGATGCCAATTGGGTTAAGGCCTCCATGACGCACGAGGAGTTTATCGCGATCTGCTCGGACGTCGCCGCGCACATTCAGCGGGAAATCGAAAAACGCCGTGTTTAGCCCTTTTTCAGCCCAAAGGAATCTATTCCCACCCCCCCAAGCCACGCGTGGCTGGACACCGTGGGGGTTTTTTACCCCACACGAAAAGGAAAGCATGGGGTTTAGCCTATGACCACCCCGGGCCTGACCAACGGACAAATCGCCGCGGCGTTGGGCGTGTCTGCTCAACGCGTCTCGCAACTTAAGCGCGAAGGAATGCCGACCGACTCGGTCGAGTCCGCGCTAGCATGGCGGGACGCCCGGGACGCTGAGCGTCGAGCTGCGGCGCCTGTCGCCGATCTGGATACGCTGACCGACCTGACGCTGGAGCAAAGCATCGCCACGCACAAAGCCCGCGTATCCCATGCCGGCGAAATCTGGGACGCGGCGATGCGTGGCGGCGACCCGAACCAGGGCAAGTACCAGACCGCGTACAATCAGGCGTTCAAAACCCTCATCGACTTGGAGGCCGAACTTGAGCGGCGCCGCGTGACGAACGCCGAGTTCATCAGCGCGAAGGAGGCGACCGCCGCGATGCGTGAACTGATCGCCGAGGTCGTCAACCGCCTGGACAAGTTGGCGCTGGATTGCGCCGAGGGCTGCAACCCCGAGACGCCGGCGAAGGCGGTGAAAGTGCTGGAAGCGTGGACGCGGAAGACCCGCGAGGAGCTGAGCCGTGCGTCAGGCTGACTTGGTCGCGGTCGGGCGCGAGGTGCTCAGGCCGTCGAGCGAGGGAGATATCGTCGCATGGCTGGAGGCGAACGTGAAGGCTATCCCCGACTCGCCGATGCCCGGGCCGTTTCGGGCTGACCGAACGCCGTGGGTGCGGGACGCGCTGCGGATTGCTGCCGACCCCGAGGTTCAACTGATCACCGTCCTCGCGAGCATCCAATCGGGCAAGTCGCTGTTCGCTCGTCTGCTGACCTGCTGGATCGCGGAGCACGCTCCCGGCCCCACGCTGTTGCTCCAGGCTAACGACCCCGAGGCGAAGGACTTCGCCCTGCGGTACCTGCGCCCGGTGTTCAAGAACTGCCCGCCGGTGATGGCACGGCTGAAGGCCGACGACATGGAGCGCTCGACGACCATCGACTTTGACCGCTTTCCGTTGTACTGCCGCGGGGCTTGGAACGAGTCGAACCTTCAGCGCCTATCCATTCGGTACGTCATCGGGGATGAGGCATGGCTTTGGCCAAGCGGGCACATTCAGGAGGCCTCGGCCCGCGTGACGGCGTTCGGCTGGATGGGCAAGCGGGTGTTCATGACTCAGGGCGGTACGCTGGGCGGAAAGGGTGGCGAGTTCCATGCGCTGCACGAGACGACCGACCAACGGGATTGGAACTTTCGATGCCCGAAGTGCGATCATCTTCAGCCCTGGCTGTGGGAGATGGTTCGTTTCCCAGAGGCCGCGAAGGCGAGCGGGTCGTGGGACTTGAACGCCGTGGCCGACGGGACGAAATACGAATGCGCCGGCTGTCATACAATGTTGGACGACAACGCCGGGACGAGGGCTGAGGCGAACGCCCGCGGGGAGTTCGTGGCGACGAACCCGCTGGCCTATCACGGCAAGGTCGGCCTGCATTGGAACAGCCTCGCGACGATGAGCTGGGGCGAGTTGGGCGTGATGATGCTGAAGGCCAAGGAGGCCAGCGACGTCTACGGCGACAACGAGCCGCGGCGCATCTTCAAGCAGAAGCGGCTGGCGATGGGGTGGCAGGAGGAGGGCGGTGAGATCGTGGCGGACGCGGCGGCCAGCGAGTACAACCTCGGGGACGCGTGGGAGTCCGAGGCCTTCATCACCGGGAAAGGCAAGGTCGTCGACGGGGCGGAGGCGCCGGCGGGGAGCATCCCGTTCCGCACGATGGGGGTGGACGTTCAGCGCGGGCACTTCTGGGTCGTCGTCCGCAGCTGGGCGAGGTCTGGGCATAGCCGCCTCTATGCCTTCGCCAAGGTCGAGACGTGGGGCGGTGTCGAGGACTTTGCCAAAAAGCACGGGGTGCACAAGGCGATGGTGCTCGTGGACTCCGGCGACAACACGACCGAGGTCTACCGCGAGACGGCGCGGCGTGGCTGGAAGTGCGCCCGCGGTTCGGGTAACGAGGACTTCGCGGTCACCGATCGGGACGGGAAGACGACACGCCGCTTTTATTCCGAGCGGCAACGCATCCAAGTCCCCGGCCTACCGGGTCAGCCGGCGGTGCTCATCTCCTGGTCGAACCTTGCGGGGAAGGACTTGCTCCACGGGATGCGGGTGCGCCGCCTGCATACCTTCGCCCGGAACGTTGACCCGTTTTATGCCGAGATGATGGCGAGCGAAGTCCGCGTGAAGGACAAGCGCACGGGCAAACCAATGTGGATCATGCCGCAGGGCAAGAAGGATAACCATGCCTGGGACTGCGAACTTCTCTGCCTGTTGGCGGCGGTTCGGTGGGGCATCGGTAGCCGCGGGGAGGCGACGGCTGCGGAGCCGGTGGATGCCGCTTGACGCATGGTTGCTGGGTAGTTGTCTCATGGTAACCGCCGGCCCGGGACTTACGCGTGGGGCGTGGGTTGGAACAACCGGGTCGGCGGCCCCCTGTTGCCTGAGTCCGCAAAGACAAATGGCATCAGGACTCCTAATTGGCCTAACTGAAGACGAGCTGCTTGCCATCAAGGCCAAGGCGGTCTCCATGATTACCGAGGGCAAGACCCTGATGAGTTACTCTGACAGCGGCTCGTCGGCGACGAAGCAGTTCGCGATGAGCCCGAAGGAGATGCTCAGCGAGGCGATGTGGGCCCTGAGCAAACTCGACCCCCTGACCTACGGCTCGCGGCGTTCCGTCATCTCGACGAACTGGAACAACCCGATCGACGAATAATTTATGCCCCCCCGGAAAACGACTCCCCGCAAGAAGAAGGACGCCGAGGCCGCCAAGCCTGCGGGCCTCCCCACGCCGTCGGCCTCCTTTGGCGGCTGGCAGAGCGTCGGGCAGACTCGTCTGCGTCGGGGCATCTACAACGGCCCCGCCCAGGACTTGCGCCGGGACATGAAGCCGAGCGACCGCCTGACGATGGTCAAGCGGTGCCGCTGGGCCGAGCGGAATAGCGGCCTGTTCAAGCAAATCCTGAACGACCTTGTCCTGTACACCGTGGGCGACGGCATCAAGCCTCAGTCTCATGCGGCCGACCCTGCGCTGGCTGACCGTTACGAGGCCTACTTCGCCGAGAAGTCCAAGCGCATCGACATCACGAACCGCTTTTCTTTCGCCCAGGTGCAGAGCATCCTCATGCGGGCGATGGCCCGGGACGGCGACTCCTTCGCGGCCAAGGTGCGGAACGCCAACGGCGACCCGAAACTTCAGCTCATCGAGGCCCACCGCGTCGGCGACCCGATGGACGTGCCGGCCCCCGAGGGGATGCACGACGGGTGCATCTTCGGCGCCTACGGGGAACTGATTGCCTTCAACGTCTACCGTTCGGACGGCACGAACCGCCAGATCCTGGCGCAGTCGATGATGCACGTCGTCGACCACGAGTACGCCTCGGGTGCCCGTGGGGTGCCTCTGCTCCAGCACTCCATCAACTCCATTCAGGACGAGATGGACATCCTTGAGCTCGAGAAGTTGGCGGTCAAGGACAACGCCGACGTGACCCGAGTCATCAAGAAGACGGGCGGCTACGTCGAGGGCGACATGGCTGCGGAGCTCGGGGCCGGTGCGTCCTACGAGAACATCGCGGCCCGCATGGGCGGGAAACTCATCGCCCTTGAACCCGGCGAGGACTTCCAGTCCTTCACGTCGAACCGCCCGAGCCCGACCTTCACGGGCTTCCTCGCGGCGCTGGAGCGTGACATCAGCCAGGGCGTCCTGCCCTACGAGTTCGTCAACGACCCGTCCAAGATTGGCGGGGCCTCGGTTCGCCTGATCACGGCGAAGAGCGCGCGGGTGTTTGGCAAATATCAGCAAATCCTCATCGAGCAGCTCTGCCAACCGACTTGGGGTTACATCATCGGGCAGGGCATCTCCGCCGGCGAACTGCCTGACGATCCGAACTGGGCGAGCGTCTCCTGGACGACCCCGAAGAGCGTGACGGTGGACGGTGGACGTGACGCGGCGAACGACCGGGCCGACGTCGAGATGGGCCTGCTGTCCATGTCGGAACTGTACGCCCAGCGCGGCCTCGACTTCCGTACCGAAATGAAGAAGCGGGCGAGCGACATGGTTCACATCCAGCAGCTCGCGGCTGAGTACGGCGTTCCGTTTGAACTGCTGTTCCGCCCGAGCAACACCCCGCTCGGCACGGTCTACAACGTCGAGAAGGACGAGGCCGAAGAAGGCCCGGAGATGGAAGACGAACCGGCCTCCGAGGAGGAGCCTGAGTCCGAAGACCAACCCAATTCCTAACACCTATGACCAAGTTTCTCTTGAACGGCCTCAAGGGCCGCGAGCCCCTGCTGATTGACCCCGCCAAGGCGAGCGACCACGCCGCCCTCGCGGAGAAGTTCGGCTTCACCGATATGCTAGCCCAGTTGTTCGGCGCGGCT